CGTCGGTTAAGAAGCTCATTTTTTAGAAAATATTTGGAAAATTATCAAAGAGCATTAAGTAGTCGAGACGTAGAAAAGTACGTCGACGGTGAAGCAGACGTTGTTGATTATGAAAAAATCATAAACGAATTTGCACTTATGCGAAACAAATGGTTAGGAGTCACAAAGGCACTTGACCAAAAACAATGGCAACTAACTAATATTGTAAAGCTTCGCGTTGCAGGGATGGAAGATGCCAGACTCTAAGAAAAAAGGCACTTGTGGTTGTGGAAGATCACCAACTGGTGATTGCATTGGTTGGCATAAGCTAACCGAAGAAGAATATAAAGCAAAAACAAACGAAGAAAAAGCCAGAATACTACAAGAAGCCAAGGAGAAAAAATGAAACTAACAGATACAGATATTGGTAAGCAGTACGGTGGTAATTATCGAGGTACTGACCATGTTGAGAAAAAAGAAAAAGCTCGTCCGCCAACACCTCAAGAATATGCTGATGCATATAAAGAAAAATATGAACGAACAGGTCATCCTGCTCTACCAGGTTCTATACAAAAAATAGAAAGGTATGATCGTATACCTAAAGCTACATTTGTTAATAGAGTAATGGGCGACTTTCAAAAAATTAGTACAGACGAAATTTTTTCAAACAAAAAAATTGTACTGTTTGGTTTACCTGGCGCATTTACACCAACGTGTTCAACTAAACAATTACCTGCATACGATGAAGCATATGATAGATTTAAAGGTCTAGGTATTGACGAAGTATATTGTGTTTCAGTAAACGACGGCTTTGTTATGAATGCTTGGGCAGACTCACTTGGAGTTAAAAATGTAAAACTACTTGCTGACGGCAATGGCGATTTTACACAATCAATAGGGGTAAGTGTTAATAAAAGACACCTTGGATTTGGTCCACGTTCGTGGCGTTATTCATTATATGTTATTAATGGCATTGTTGATCAGGCCTTTATTGAACCTGGATTTAATCAAACAGGCGAAGATGATGATCCTTATACTTGCTCCGATCCCGAAACAATAATCAATTACATACAGACAACACTTCGTTAATTATTAAATACAGTTGTAATGACAATTGTATTAGTGACTGGCGGATTCGATCCACTTCATTCTGGCCACATAGCTTATTTCGTCGCGGCAAAAAAGTTAGGCGATCAGTTATGGGTTGGAATTAATTCTGATGAATGGTTAATACGTAAAAAAGGTAGAGCGTTTATGCCTATGAAGGAACGCTCGGAAATAATTAAAAATCTTAAAATGGTAGATTACGTTATTGATGTTGTTAATGATAATAAAGTTGACGACTCAGGAGGCGCAATCTTTAAAGCATTTGCCATAGGTGCAGACAAAATTATTTTTGCAAACGGTGGTGATCGAACTAAAGAAAACATTCCAGAAATGAAACAATGGGGCAACAATCCTAATGTAGAATTTGTATTTGGTATTGGAGGTGAAACTAAACAAAATTCTAGTAGCTGGATATTAGATGAATGGAAAAGTCCTAAAACAATACGTAATTGGGGTTGGTATAGAGTATTAGATGACAAGCCAGGATATAAGGTTAAAGAATTAATAATAGAACCTAATAAAAGTTTAAGTATGCAACGTCATCAAGATAGATCAGAACATTGGTATATTCTTAAAGGAACGTGTTCAGTTAATACAATAAATGTTTCATCTGATCTAGAAGAATTAGGACAGTTTACTGAACATCAGACAGTTACAATTCATGAAAAACAATGGCATCAGGCGTGTAATAATACAAACGAACCTTGCCATATATTAGAAGTACAATACGGTAAAAGGTGTGTAGAAGATGACATTGAACGAAGAACGTAAAGAAGAATTTACTGATGCTGAATGGTATATGTTAGGAGTTTGTAAACCTTATACCATGACAAGTGGTGAAAGACTTTTACATACGTTCCATACTATTAAAGAATTAGATGAACAAAATATTACAGGTGACATAGTAGAGTGTGGAGTATGGCGGGGCGGACAAATAATTAGTTCATGGTTAGCAAATACTAAAACTAATAGAAAGTTTTGGTTATATGATACGTTTGAAGGAATGACTGTTCCAACTGACAATGATTATAAACTTAATCCTGATGGATCAAAAGGATTTGCTCGTGATAGTGGCAAAGCAAAAGCAGGTTACGATCAGTGGTGCAGAGCAGAATTACAAGAAGTCGTTAATAATTTAAATCCATTTATACCTCAAGAACAAATACATTATATTGTAGGTGATGTATGTGAAACACTCAAAGAATCAAAAAATATTCCTGAACGAATTGCATTTCTACGGTTAGATACTGACTGGTACGAAAGTACAATAAATGAATTAATTCATCTATGGCCGAAAGTAGTTCCCGGTGGAATATGTGTGCTAGACGATTATAACAGTTGGCAAGGTAGTAAAAAAGCCTTTCATGATGCCTTTGGTGATACTATTAAGATACATACTATTGATCGGGTTGCTGTCTGGTTTAGGAAAAAATAAGTATGAAATTAAAAGTATTTGTAGGTTATGATACTAGAGAAGATATCTCTTTTCAAGTGTGTGAGCATAGTATATTACGGCATAATATTGGCATAGATACTGTGGAAATTAAACCATTAGTTCAAGATGACTTACGTAAAAGAAATCTTTACTGGCGTGATGTTGATAAACTAGGTTCAACTGAATTTACATTTACAAGATTTTTAATACCAGCATTAATGAACTATAGAGGTTGGGCATTATTTTGTGATAGTGATATTGTATTTCTAGAAAATGTTTCTAATTTATTTCAACTTGTTAATGACAAGTATGCTGTAATGTGTGTTAAACACGATCATAATCCACAGGTAGGATTAAAAATGGATGGGCGTCAACAATTACAATACCCAAGAAAAAACTGGAGTTCATTAGTATTATGGAACTGCGGACATCCAAGTAATCAAAACTTAACAGTTGATGTAATTAATGATGAAGATACAACAGGAAAATATTTACATAGATTTGCTTGGTTAGAAGATGAAGAAATAGGATCAATTCCACATGAGTGGAACTGGTTAGTGGGTTGGTATAAAGAACCAAAAGATGGTAAACCTAAAGCATTACATTATACAGAAGGTGGTCCTTGGTTTAAAAATTATCGTGAATGTGAATATAATAAAGAATGGAAAACGGCATTACTAGAAATGATGAACGGAAAATAAAATGCAAGGCGAGTGGGAACATAAAAATTTAAAACCTAATTTAAAACAATTAGTTAATAGTGTACTTACCGCAGTAGCGTCAGGTAAAGCTAAAGAGGCTATGGATGTTGTGACGGAAGCATTTGAAAATGTTAAATCTCCTGAATTAATTTGTGTTGATAGTGGAATTAATAAAATTGAGAAAAAAGATAAAACACCGTTTGGATTAGTAGATGCTTTTGTAATGGCAATGGCATTAGGGTCTAATGGAAAATATATTAGGGCAGATGATTTAAAGTGGAACGGTGATAAAACACCATTACTATTAAGAGGGTTAGGTAAAACTAGAATTATTAAAAGATGTATCAAAGAAGGTAGAGACTTTTACTTTATGGATACAGGATATTTAGGAAATAATCCTTGTCCTACTAATCCGCTTGGTAGAAAAAGATATCATAGGATTGTAAAAAATGCATTACAAAATCTTCATATGCCTCTAAAAACTGATAACTTGTCTAAGGCAGAGCTTGATCCAACTCGTATAATAAACCATGCTCAATCGTATGATGGGGAAAAATGGAAAAGATTAGGCATTTCATTTAAAGATGTACAAGGTGGAAATAAAATTTTAATAGTACCTCCTAGTGATAAAGTTATGAAATTCTTTGATATAGATTTAGATAGATGGGTAGATGAAACTATTTTAAAACTTCAAAAACATACACAACGACAAATTGTTATTAGAAAAAAGCCAAATAGAACAGACCGTGTAACAATAGATACAATGGAACAAGCATTAACTAAAGATATATATTGTATTGTTACATATAATAGTATTGCGGCATTAGAAGCAATGGTTTATGGAAAACCTGCATTAGTATTAGGTCCTAATTGTGCCCAAGATATTTGTGAAACAAAAATAGAAAGAATTGAATTTCTACAACATCCTGGTAGAAAACAACTTAATTATCTTTGTCGTTACTTGTCTAATAATCAATTTACGTATAACGAAATGTTAAATGGAAGTGCTTGGAGTAAAATAAAATGAGAGTAGTGGGCTATACTAAAGTTATACCGCCTGGCAGGCGTAGAAACAATCATAAGGAACACATTATTCTTAACTTTATGGCAGGTGTTAGAATGTGCAATGATAACGGACTCGTGTATCAGGGTTATGATTTATTAGAGGCCGACGTTGCAGTTATGCAAGGCTTTATGCATCAGAGCAGTGAAAATAGACCGCATATACAACTTAGACGTGGTATTACAAGTAATACAAAAAATAAAGCATTTATAACAGCAGATAGTAATTTATTTTTATATCATACAAAAACTAATGAGCCACATCACTACTTACGATATAGTATCAATGGCGTATTTAATGACACTGGTAATTATTGCAATACTAATTCAGACGACAAACAATGGAAAAAAATACAAAAAGACTTACATATTAGTTTACGACCATGGTCAATAAATGAAAGGGAATTTATTTTATTATGTTTACAACGTAATGGTGGTTGGTCAATGAAGGGCAAAGATGTTGTACAATGGGCTAACTTAAAGATAGCCAAAATTAGACAAGTTTCTAATAAACCTATAATAGTTAGACCCCACCCAGGCGATAAATCAGCAGTTCAATATACAAAAAGAATTCAAGGACCAAATGTACGTATAAGTTTTGAACCACGCATAGAATCCGATTTAGCAAAGTCTATGTGTACAATAGTATATAACAGTAGTCCGGCAGTGGCTAGTGTAATAGAAGGAGTACCAGTAATAGTAGAAGACGTTAAGGCCAGTCAAGTAGCTGAAGTATGTCATACTAAATTATCTGATATAAACAATTTACAAGCATTCCCTCGAGACCAATGGATACAAAATATTGCTCAATGCCATTGGAGTTTTCAGCAACTAGCATCCGGAGAAGCATGGACACATATGAAAAGGTATTTGTAAAATGAAAATATTAAAAATTCTAATGTGGCCATTTATAATGTTAAAGAATATATTAGATGGTAATTACTGGGCAGAAAAAATTGGTAATAAAACTGGTGCATATGATAAAGCACATAACAGTAAACTTGCACAATGGTCGCGGAGCCTTACAGGATGGAAATGGTGGGCATGGCAAATAGGTGGTGGTTTAGTATTTGTTGTTGTAGTAGAATTTGTATTAAACTTAATAGGCCTTAGTATGTTGCCTTGGAGATGGTAAATGTCAGACATTAAATTTGTAACTACATTTCATAGACCGGGACTAGTTGAGTACGGTCAAAGATTTATTAATAGCTTTGCAGAGCGTGTTGATAATAATATTCCATTAATAGTTTATGCTGAAGATTGTCAACCAAGTAATCCTAGACCTCAACAAATTACTATTAAAGATCAAAAAGAATTAACAAAACTAACAGCATTTAAAGAAAAATGGAAAGATGTACCTAAAGCAAATGGCAAATGTCCATGGCCTGAAAGACGTCCACGTGATCATCATAAAGAGTTTAAATGGCATGCTATTAGATTTGCTAACAAAGTTTATTCTGTATTTAAAGAATGTCAAGATCCTGAAGCTACTTGGATAGTATGGATCGATGCTGATACTTTTGTCCATAGCACTTGGAGTTATGAACAAATTAAAAATTTATTACCAAGAGATAAATGGATAACTTATGTAGGCAGGGGTATAGGATCACAAACCTGGCCCGAGTGCGGATTTTATGGTTTAAATATTAAAGATAGAATGTGCAGACAATTTTTAGACGAATTCGAACGTTATTATGAAGAAGCTGAAGATGGTATTTTTAAATTAGATGAATGGCATGATTCGTTTGTATTTGGTCATATATTAAATCAAATGAAAGCAAAGTATCCTAATGTATTAGATTATAGTGCAAACATTTATAATAATACAGCAAAGACAGGAGGAGGCGGACATCCTTTAATTAATTCTGTTTTAGGAGCGTGGCTTGATCATATGAAGGGTGTTCGTAAAACAGAAGGCAGTAGTAGAAAAAAAGATCTTCTAGTGCCTAGAAACGAGAAGTATTGGAATGAAGTTTAGCTTATGGACAGACTATGGCGCAAAAAATAGTAGACCTGTGTTTGATAATTTTGCTAGTGGGTGTCGTATTTCCGGTCACGATGTTGTGTATAACGATCATGACTGTGACGTATCTGTTATTTGGAGTATTCTGTGGAACGGGAGAATGGCTCCAAACAAAGACGTATGGGAAATATGCCAGAAGCAGAATAAACCGATAATAGTTTTAGAAGTCGGTGGTATCAAACGAGGTACAACATGGAAAGTTGGAATCAACGGAATCAATAGGGAAGCAAATTTTGGTCCTAAAGAACATGGTCCTGAACGTGCAAACTTATTCAATTTAAAGTTACAACCTTGGCGCACTAGTGGTAGAGATATAATTATATGTGGGCAACATAATAAAAGTCACCAGTGGCGTGATATGCCAAGAATGGAAGATTGGGTTCTTGCTACTATTGAAACCATAAGACATCATACAGCAAGACCTATAATTGTTCGTTCACATCCTAGAAATAAATTAACACTAGATAAATCCGCTCTTACAGACTTTATAAACGTAACACACGAAGTACCTCAGCAAATTCCAAACACATATGATGACTTTAACTTCGAGTTCCATAATGCATGGGCAGTAGTAAATTGGTCTAGTAATCCGGCGACCCAAGCAGTTATTGGAGGCGTACCTGTTTTTATAGGGCCTGAAAGTTTAGCATGGGATGTTGGAAACCATTCATTAGAAACTATTAATAATCCAACAATGCCTGACAGGCAACAATGGCTTAATGATTTAGCATATACTGAATGGACAATTGAAGAAATTTCACAAGGATTACCACATAAACACTTGACTTCTTCTCTCTAATCTAGTATAATAGCTATATTATGTTTAGAAAAAGTGTCGGAAAAGAATCCCTTACTGTTGAAGACTGCTTAGAATTAGTTGCTGGAATAAGCCAACTTAAATTCCATGACGACCCTACACTCTCTAAACTCCAAAATTTTAAACTACACGAAGACAACCATAAAATAATGTTTAGTATTGCTAAACAAGTATTTAGGGGTACAGAATTAACGCAACGTCAATATACACTTGTACAAAAATTATTAGTTGATTATTACATAGATCAATTTGATAAACATGAAATTGATTTGAAATCATGTATTGGACGTTTACGTAATCCGTTACGTAAAATTAATGAAGAGCATTGGATTAAACTTTTAGATTATAAAGATATGAAAATGCTTGTAATTAGATTTCCCTTTAATAAAAAAGTTTTAAAACATATTGAAGATTTAAAAAATAGTGTAGATAAAGAATATTTCTACAAAAAGCACCAACATTTTTTTCCATTTGAAGAAAAGTATGTTATGCGACTTGTTACTATAGCTAAACGTTTTGAAAAGAAGTTTAATATAGAACAACCAATTATGGACATATATAACCAACTATTAGAATTTGATGCTAATAAACAAAATTATATTCCGGGTATATACAATTATAAAATAGCTAATCTGCCTACTAAAGGATTAGAACATTGTGTTAATTCTATTAAAGAAGAGCCAAGTCAAACTAATCTTTGGAAATATTATGATCGAAGATTCTTATATGGTCTTGAATACATTGACGAGAATGCTGTACTAGAAAGTTTTAAACATTGTTCAGAACTTACAGCAAAAGTTACACAAAGGTCGCAATCAGTAATATGTATTAATAAATTAAAATGGAGTCTTGATCAAGTATTAGCAAGTATACATGAGTTAGATAGATATCCATTGTTAATAGTTATTGACACTAAACAAGCACAAGATCAATTATTTGAACTGCATAGACGATTTACAAATTTTATACCATCAGAAGAAATGAGTGTTATGTTTAGACTTCCCTCACCAAAAGGAAACGAATTTAACCATTTCATCAGAGAGAACCACTTAAATAATATAGTTGACAATAAGACAAAAATAGTGTATATTAATAGTAATAAGGTTCCTAAGCCTTTAATAAAAACTCAGTGGAGACCTGTGTGTGCATTTACTTTAGGTAGTAAAAGAAATTATACTAAAGTAGATGGGTTTATTTCAGGTACTGATTTATACATGCAGTATGATACTGACATAACACCATTTAGCGATATAAGTGGCAGAAAGGTAGAAAAAATTTAATGGTAAGCTGTCGCATAGTAATTCAAGATGAAGTTAACGTAAAGGTTGAAAATCTTCCGGTTGAATACCGACGTAAGATTGCAAATAAATTAAAGTTTGCAGTACCATATGCAAGATACTTACCGCAATATAAATTAGGTCGTTGGGATGGTAAGATTAACTTTTTTGGTATAGGAGGCACAGGGTATGTTAACCATCTTGATATTATTGTTAATACTTTAGTGGACTCAGGAGTAGAAGTTGCAGAAATTAGTGACAATCGGATTAAGCATAATTTAACATTTAACAAAATTGATAAGAACTACTGGGCCCATAAAACTTGGCCGAAAGGACATATAGCAGAGGGCGAGAAAATTATATTAAGAGATTATCAAGTTGAAGTTATTAATAACTTTTTAGAAACTCCACAAGCATTACAAGAAGTTGCCACAGGTGCTGGTAAAACAATTATTACTGCAACACTTTCACATCTTTGTGAACCGTTTGGTCGAACACTTGTAATTGTTCCTAATAAAAGTTTAGTTACACAAACAGAAGAAGATTATATTAACTGTGGATTAGATGTTGGTGTATACTTTGGTGATAGAAAAGAACTTGGCAAAACACATACAATTTGTACTTGGCAAAGTTTGAATATACTTGATAAGAAAAGTAAAGATTATGATGCTGTTGTAACACTGGCAGAATTTTTAAACGGCGTAGAAACATTAATTGTTGACGAAGTACATCAAGCTAAAGCCGATGTATTAAAAAAATTATTAACACAAAATCTAAAAAATGCTCCACTTAGATGGGGGTTAACTGGAACTGTACCAAAAGAAGATTTTGAATTTCAGGCAATTCTAGCAAGTATAGGTCCTGTAATAGGAAAGATAAGTGCAAAAGAATTACAAGATAAAGGTGTATTATCTAACTGTCATGTTAATATAGTACAGCTAATAGATACACAAGTACATAATAGCTATGCAGAAGAATTAAAATATCTTGTTACACATAAAGAACGAATAGAACATATAGGCAAAATGATGAGCTCTATTAAGGACTCAGGCAATACATTAATACTTGTAGACCGTATTAAGGCAGGTGAATTATTAGTAGAACAAATACCAGACGCAGTTTTTATTAAAGGTGATGTAAAATTAGCTGATAGAAAGGAACAGTATGACGAAATTAAAGAAGCTACTAACAAGTGTCTTATTGCTACTTACGGTGTTGCTAGTGTCGGTATTAATATTCCCAGAATATTTAATCTTGTACTTATTGAGCCGGGCAAGTCTTTCGTAAGGGTAATACAATCAATAGGCAGAGGTGTACGTAAGGCAGAAGATAAAGACTTTGTACAAATATGGGATATTACGTCAACATGTAAGTATGCAAAGCGACATTTAACACAACGTAAGAAGTTTTATAAAGAAGCTCAGTATCCTTTTACTATAGAGAAACTTGACTGGACTTAATTATGAAAACATTTTTAATAGAAGTAAAAGTAGGAGATGAAATTGCAGTAGGAAGATTTCGTAACGTGCCTACTAAAATTAAAGCGATAGAACTGGACGAGTATGGACAGCCAGTAATTGTAACTAGCAAAGGTAAAAAGAAACTCCTTAGTTGCAGACTTTCAAAACTAGACCCTGGGACTAAGACACCAGCAGAAATATTAGCCAATGCTAAAAGGAAAAAATAAATGAAAATATTAACACTAGAGAACAAAACATTCCATCTTAATAACTTACCGGAAGAATTAAAAGACGATGTACGATTTGCTGTTTTAGATAATTCAAACCCTAAGGAAGCTGATTTCTTTTTTATACCGCTAATATTTTTAGAAAGTTTTAGTTCTCCAGCAATGGTATTAGAAATTGATGGTAGAGAAATTACAATGCCAGTAGATTGGAGTTTAGCTGTTGGCGATAGTGAAGGTGCAGGGGATATAGAAGTATTGCCGTTAACAAGTTTAAATGATCGAGGATTCGAAGCATTCTTGTTTAACCCTTTGACAAGTTATACTTTAAATTGGGGGAAAATAAAAATAACTAATTTTTATAATGATGTGAAATGGTATTTTCCTAAAATGAAAAACGGACAACTATTAGCAATACCAATTGAAGACGGGGACGATCCTTTATGTGCTTATTTTGTTAAAGACATTAGTCGACAAAGCGAAATGATTGATTATGGAGTGTTACTATAATATGTTTTGGAAAAAACAGAAAACAGATACTATTGTAGTAAATGCATATACTGATAGGAAAGATCAGTATGATGCTTACCAGCCTATGTTAGCTAGAAAGTTTCTGCCAGACTGGTGGAAAAAATTACCACAGCATAGAGAAACAGATATGCCTGGCTATGACAACATGCCTGTTGCAACATTAAAAACTTGTCCTGCAATTAATGGCATCCTTAAAGAAGGAATTATATTTCCTGCTTGGTGTGAACTTCATGCTAAAGTAGATAATGGTGGCAATAAGTTTTTCCATGCAGTACCTGATTATATACAAATGATAGAACATGATAGACGTGATTTCGAACATCATAAGCCAGGATTGGCTCAGGTTAAAATTACATCTCCGTGGACGTTAGTAGAAGAAACAGGAGTGCAATGGGTTTGGATGAAACCAGATTGGCATCATGATAATCCTTTATCTTACTGGACTGTTCCAGGACTTATAGAATACAAGTACCAACATGCTTGTTTAAATAATATCTTTATTCCACACGATACTGAACTTACAATTCCAGCTGGATTACCTTGGTTACAACTAGTACCAATGTCTGATAAACCTGTAGAAATTCACTGCCATCTTATAAGTTCTGAAAAACAAAACCAATTAAATAGTGGAGTAAATCATTCCATATCGGGAGGGTATTTAAAACGTATACTAGCAATACGGAAGCAGGAGGAAAGACTAAATGAAGACAATTAGTGAAGAATATGTATTACAATTAGCTCAACTGCATAATGAAAAAGCTTCATTTGGTGATGCTAAAGGACTAAAACAAACAGAAAAATGGATTAGAAAATATAGTCCAAAAAGTATTATTGATTACGGGTGTGGTAAAGGTGGAGTAACTTTAGCATTACAAGAAGCATATCCAGATATGACTGTTCAAGGGTATGATCCAGGAAATTCTAATTTTAATACTAGACCCGAAGGAACATTTGATATGCTTGTCTCTACAGACGTATTAGAGCATATCGAACCTGTATTTTTAGAGAATGTATTAAAACACATGAATGAATTATTTACAAAGATTGCATTTTTAATTATTGCAACTAGTCCTGCTAAAAAGTTTTTACCCGACGGACGTAATGCACACCTTATTGTTGAAAATCCAGGCTGGTGGAAACCATTAATAGAAAAACATATTAATGGCAAAATTGTACATCATGAATTTGCAGAAAAAACAAGAACAGATAAAAAGGGTGTAGTACATCCTAATAACAAATATGTTGTAGTAATAGAGAAGGACCATGCCTGAAAAAAAAGCACACAATCCTAAAGAGCCTAAAATAATACCTGATCAATTTCAGAGAGCTAAAGAAATTATTTGGGATGAAGTGCTAGATAAAATAGAATGGGATTCTACAAAAGAGCCTGATACTGTTAAATATCTTGGTAATGAAATTATCGACGGGAAACTTAATCCAGACGATTTGCCAACAATGATATTACATTCTGAGTATTATCCCAATTCTATACAAACTGCAATTAGTGAAATACAACAATTAAAAGAAGTTAAAAATATAACATGTTTGTATGTCTCGTTTGCCAAAGATGCACCAACGTATGGACCTATCAGCAATAAGACAGATGTATTGCTTGTTGGTGGGCCTGGTAAGGTAGGATATGCATTAACTGGCATTGGCGAAACTTGGTTAAACTCAGGAGACTTGTTATATATTCCTGCAGGTACAATATACGAAGAAGTTACTACAGGAGCCCGTGCTACTATGAGATTTGATTTATGATGGCAACAGAACACACAATATAGGAGTTAATTACATTTAATGTCTTTTACAAATTTAATAACTAATGCAATAGATACTATCCTAGATGAAGTTACATGTAACGGAAAGTGTACACCGTCAGTAGTTGAACTTGGAAATCAAAGATTAAAAAATAATAAGTCACGTTCAAAAATTTATAACAGGCTTGGCATTACAGGTACTCCAAATCTTTCTACAACAAAAGAATTTTATCATGATATAGGATTTAGAAAGTATCTTGCTATAGATGTAAACACTGATAAGGATGCAGTTGCACTAGATTTAAATATGGATTTAGGTAAACATTACGGATTTAATGAAAAATTCGATTTAGTAACTAATAATGGGACAGGAGAACATGTCTTCAATCAATATATGGTCTTTAAGAATGCTCATGACTTATGTCAGCCCAAAGGCTTTATGGTACACGTATTGCCTTTTTATAGATGGGTTGATCATGGCTTCTATAATTTTCAACCTAATTTATTTCCGTGCCTAGCATTACAAAACAATTATAAATTATGCCAACTATGGATTGGTGAAAGCAATGGCGGTCGTATTGAAAAGCTCGGCGGCAAGTTATCTCGTGATAAAGGATACAGACACGACTTTGCTTTAGATACATGGGAACGAGATCCAATGATTGTTGCAGTTATGCAAAAACGAGAAAATAATAAGTTTAGTTCGCCACAACAACATTTATATAATAATGACAATATTTCAAGCGATGAAATAAAATCGAGATATAAATGAATTTAAGTGTATTACAAAATTTTAAACCGGAACATCTTAAAATGGATCCGTTTCCACATATTCATATACCACAAGTATTACCGTGGGGATTATATAAAGAACTAGAAGAACAGTACCCAGAAGAGCTTATGCTTAATGGAGAAACTAGAGGCTTTGGTGATAAACGTTACCAACAAAAGGATTTTGACTACTCAGCTATTACTCCTTTGTGGAAAGCATTTGCTGACTATCATACTAGTAAATATTTTAAAGATGAAGTTATACAAGTACTTAGTGGAGCAATACAAACACACTATGGTGATAAGTTACGTATCAAATACGCTAGAGCTGATGTAAAACCTAGATATGAAAAGGGTCCTATTGATGCTATGAAAATGGAAATGCAGTTTGTTATAAATGCTATTGATAATCAGTCTATTAGAACACCTCATGTTGATCAAGCTAGAGAACTATTTGCATTTTTATTTTACTTTAAAAAATTTGAGGACAAAGGCGATGACGGAGGCTTAAACGTTTATAAAAAGAAGACATCAGGACAATGGCGTAGACAAGGCGGCGGGCGAGAAGCATTACCTGAAGATATTGAAGCAGTTTGGCATGTACCTTATATGCAAAATACAATGGTAGCTTTTCTAAATACAGTTAATAGTATACATGGAGTTGAACCAAGAGATAACCCAACTACAATTAGAAGATATGTAAATATTGATTGTCATGTACAAGAAAAGTTATTTAAATTTGGAGAATAAAGATGACAGTAAAAGCTGGTAAAGTATGGGGAAGTACAGAATTAATACATGCTAACGGTGTATTAGAATTTCACCGTATTGAATTTAAAGCAGGCTTTAAATGTTCGGAACACGAACATCAATATAAGTTTAACGGCTTTTATGTTGAACAAGGTAGTATGATTGTACGTGTTTGGCAAACTGACGATCAAAAAGGATTAGTAGATGAAACTATTCTCGGCCCAGGAGACTTTACTGTAGTTAAACCAGGTAAAGTACATCAGTTTGAAGGCATAAACGACGGAGTAGCTTTTGAACTTTATTGGGCTGAATTTGATCATAATGATATTGTAAGACGAACTGTAGGGACAAAAGTTGAGGAGAAATAAATGCCTTTATATCACTACAAATGTCCACTATGTGCATGGACTGAAAGAGTTGACGTACGAATTCACGATAGAAATAATAAACAATGGTGTCAAGGTTGTCGTGATTATATAATGGACAGAAAATCTTGGCGCTTAAAACCCGAAGGCTGGACATCTAATGAAAATAACGATGTCGTCTTAAGAAAGGAGTTTGGGAAATATGAAGGACCAACAACCTAAAATCTATGAACGTAATCCTGATACAGGAGTAATACGTTGGAGATATCTGGGGGAAGACCCTAATGTATATGGATGGCCAAATTATGGCAATATATTAACTGAGGAAGTTACTGACGAAAAAGGTCCGTTAAGTGTAACGGGAATGCTCGCTAAGAGGGATAGTTAAATGAAAAAACGTGATGTCCAGGTATCTTTAAAATTTATGATGTACAAAGACGAATATCAAGAGTTAGCTGATTGTATTCGTTCCGACCAATTATCTGCAAGACAAGTTGTTGTAGAATTTGACGAAGATCCTGAATTTGCAAAATGGTATAAAAAGAAATACTTGACTTCTAACAAATAAGAAAGTATAATATAAACATGAGTTCTAAAAGAAAGTTACCATTATCAGAAGTCTTCGCTTGTATGGACGGTGATGTAAAATCAGCGTATGACGATTGGAGCGAAGAAGAAAAGAAGGAGTTATCTTTCTGGCTGTTAAACAGATACGCAAGTATTGTTGAAGGTACTCGTGAAGCAAAAGAGTTAGCAGTTTTGTTAACTAACGAATACTATAACAAAAATTATATGGCTATTGCGAAACATCCAAAGCTACAATGGCTAACATTATGTGGTACTCATAATGCTAAAAGAGAATCACGTAGGCATGGATGGATTGGGCAAAAGAAAGCAAAAGCCACTCCAGCAACAAAGTTTTTAGAAACAATATTTCCTAACATGAAAGAAGATGAGGTAGAATTACTTGCTAGAATATCTACAAAAGCGGAACTTAAACAATATGTCCAAGACCTTGGGCTTGAGAAAAAAGATGTCAAATTCTAAACCATATGTCTGTAAGTATTGTAATACAGGATACACAAGAGAAAAAACTCTTGCTGTTCATATGTGTGAAAAGAAAAGACGACATATTCAAAAAGATGAAAAGCGAGTGCAATTAGGACATCTTACATTTATAAGATTCTATCAGTTGTGCCAGAAATACAAAGGAACAAAAACGTATGAAGAATTTTGTGAGAGTCCTTACTATAATGCTTTTGTCAAGTTTGGCAGTTTTGTCAGTAATGTACGACCTTTATATCCTGACAAGTATGTAGACTATGTAGTTACTAGTGGAGTTAAATTAGATCACTGGTGTAGGGAAGAACTATATGAAAAGTATGCATTAGAATTAATACTTAAAGAGAGTGTAGAAACGGCACTTGAAAGATCTATTAAAACAATGATGGATTGGGGTATTGACAAAGAGGCTCAATGGAATCATTATTTTTCTTATGCTAGTTTAAATAGAGCGTGTCAAGATATTAAAGATGGTAAAATAAGTCCATGGTTAATACTTAATACAAAGAGTGGGAAAGAAATGTTAAGTAAGTTTAATGATGAACAATTACAAATAGTATTTCATGTATTAAACCCACAACATTGGGCAATGCGTTTTAAAAGACATGTTGCAGATGTAGAACTTGTTAGAGAAGTAGCAAGGGAAAGTAATTTATAATGCCTGATATTGATATTGATTTTGCAGACAGAAGTATTATTTTAAGTAAATTAAAACATCGTATTGCGAAATTAAACTCAAATAAAAAGCATAACACAGGAGTTTACTTTACGGAAATTCCAAATAATCCTGTAGATAACATGTCAACTGTTGATCATAAATCTGCAGATTCTAGAGGATATTTCAAATTAGACTTTCTTAATGTAAGCCTTTATAAAGCTATCAAAGATGAAAATCATTTAAATACCTTACTACAAAAGGAGCCATTATGGGAACTTCTAGAGCATCAAGACTTCGTAAAGCAATTGTTTCACGTAGGCGAACACAGTACAATTCTAAAGAAGATGAAACCGAAGTCAGTAGAAGAACTAGCAATGATACTAGCAATGATACGCCCAGGGAAAAGGCACCTATTAGGAAAGACTTGGACAGAGATTAGTGAAACTGTATGGACTCGTCCAGAGAGTGGTGAGTACTACTTTAAGAAAGCTCATGCAATTGCGTATGCTGTAGCAATTACTGTACAGATGAATTTAATATGCGAGGAATTAAAACAATGACATTATCATTAACTTGGTTGCTAGTTTTAACAGTATGTGGTACTAACGGTCAGTGCGTTAGTCAAGAGATCGACCAATTTAATGATCATCTAACCTGTACTGAAGCTAGATTTGAACATGAAACTTTGCCACAAGATGGTGATTGGAAAACAGTTGTATATAAATGTAAATTAAAGAATGGGATGGCAACATGAGTAACGATTTTAAAGTTAAAGAAATTGATGATTGGTTAGATCCTGAATTAACTTCTTACCTAAGTGATGTATTTTTAAATCGATTGCCCCATTACTTTGTTGAACGTTCTCGTAAAGAAGGCCCTAAAATGTACTCACATGACTTTCATCCTTCGGATGTTATGATAGGCTTTATATGTGAAAAAATTAGGAAACTTTTTGATTACGATATTAACTTTAGCAGAATATATTTTAATATACAACATCCTACAATGGAAGGTATGTGGCATGTAGATTCTAAACTAATAAAAAATGCTGGACATAGTGTGATGTTAATGATGACTCCAGACGACGAAGACGGTGCATTTTTCTATAGACCGGATCCTGAAAATGATCAATACCAAAGAAAAATTCATTATAAGCAAAATAAACTTCTAATTTTTCCAGCTGAAATGGAACATTATGGAAGTCCATTTAAATCAAAACCTAGAATAACATTAGTCTTTAAAACATTAAAGGTAGCCGATGAAGATGAAGCTAATAGTCACAATAAATGGGAATACCTATGAAACCAAATGATATATTATTTTTTACTCAATTTAAAGAATTAGAAGAAACCCTGCCACCAGTTCCAGCTAGTGAGTTTTGGCCTGAATGGTTTCAGCAACAAAAACCTAAAAACGACTATGAACATGCTTGGGCTACTGTAAGAAGTTGTCCAGGAATACTTGATATGCTTAACATGGGTTATATTATTCCATTATGGTGTGACTATAAACTTACAAAAGTAAAAGCAACTGTAGGTGAAGTTATAGAATATCAAACTCCACAGTCCTTACATCAAAATGGTCGGCCATTGTTTACTGCCAATAATCATCCACATGAACAAATTGATAATTATCCTTTTAAAGAAGATCAATGGAAAGGGTCATTTAAATGGATGAACCCTTGGGAATTAAAAACGCCTAAAGGATATAGCAGTCTTATAATTGCTCCGTTTTATCATAGACAAGATCATTTAGAAGTATTAACTGGTAGCATTGATACTGATGTTTATCATGAACTACATGTAAATTCATTTTTTGAATCAAAAGTGGACGAGGAGATACTGTTCGAACGAGGTATGCCTTTATGCCAAATAATTCCGTATAAGCGTGAAGAATATAATATGGAAACTGCTGTAGGGGATCATCGAAGTAAGATTAATAGACTTACACAATGGATTCATAATTCTATATTTGCACCTCAACATTATAGAGAAAAACTATCTCCTAAAAGATACAAATAAATTATTCTTCGTTTGGTGTTTCGGCAGGAACATAAAACTCATTAGGTAAATTAAACTTATCTCCAAACGCTAAAGTTAAATCACTATGTAATTTTGCTATTACATCTTTTGGATCAGAGACAGCTACATTATCCCAATCAACTATACTTACATCATCATCTGTAAGGATAATGTTACTTAATGACCAATCGCCGTGGGCGTAAGGATAAGTTGTATTAATGTTACCAAGACAAAATTCATAAATTTTATCTATAAATTCTTGTGTATGTTCGACAGTATCAGCTGTTTTACCTATAATAGGTAACGTGTCAATATACATACTTTCTGTAGTTATTCCACTATCAATAACCCAATGAGGCATAAATTTATTTAAAAGTTCGACATGATGATCTAGAGCCTGTTGATCAGCTACAGCCCAGACCTTTCTATAACGGCCATCAGCTAATTTATATACAGCTCGAGATTTATCTTCATTTTCTTTAATTAAAATCATGATGATTTAGGTTTACGAACAAGTTGAACACTTTTTCTTTTGACTCTTTTTATAGATAGATTACCTAAATTCACTATTGGACCTACTGTTACTTTAACATCCTTAGTATTCATAGTTACTAAAGCATGTTTAAATCTAGCAAATTCTTTAGGTAAAAAGATACTTATAGGAATAGTCCTATTGCTTTCAAACCACCATACTTCACCCATACGTATAAAGTGTTCTTTTTCTAGTGTTTCTTTAATCATAGTATATACGTAGATCGACGTAACATATTGATCTTGATTGGCAATGATCCCTATGTATTCGTCGCCACCGTACTGTACAACGCTTAAAAATGGGAAATTTGTTTCTATGTCTTTTAGTAGCATACTCTCTATCTTAAATAAATACTATTATGTATAAAGTGACATTAACATGCAGTTAATACCTAGATATTTATCAACCAACAGGGCCATCCTCACAGCTGATTTGGCTAATAACATAACGGAGTATAGACCAGTGTATCGTAGACAATTACAAGTATACAAAGGAATAGACAATGTACTTACCTTTGAAATTAAGAATCCAGACCAGAAACCTTTAAGTATTTTAACTACGTATACTCCTAAGTTTGTAGCATTTGATGAGAACAAAAGCCTTGTGATAGAACACAACGGAGTTATTGTTGAAACAGCTACTCCAACT